CTCGGAGCTTGAAACCGCGATTGATCGTGACCGGGAAAGTATACGGACCCTTTTTCAAACGGATCGTTACCGACGCCTGAGCATAGGTCGCCGTTTTCGGTTTGTACCCCAACATGCGCGCTATCTTGGAGACCGCGTTGGGAGTGCGGGCCGTCGGGAAATAAAGATCAGTGACCTTGCGGTTCAGATACCAAAGCAGATTCTGCTCGGCGTAGGCGATGATATCTATCAATGCCTGGCCAAGGTTGGCGCCTATATAGTCGTTGTACTCGTCCGGGTACTCCGAGCTCAGGAAGTTCTGGATCGCGGCTACAGCCGTCCCGAAGTCCTGATCGACATAAAGCACCTTGTTGAGTTCAACCGCCACGCCTTAGCCTCCAATGCGAACGCGCGTTCACTTTTTCTGGAAGGGATCCAACGCTATGACCTCGCGCACTCCCTGAACCTCATAGAGTACCTCGGCCGTGGTCTCGGAGTCGGTATCAGTGATCCTGATACTGAGGGGATTGGCTCGAGGCTCGCCATTCTTGATGGTCTGGCGAATTCCACGGTCGAGCCGCGTCTTGAGCAGAGATCCCTGTGACTCAAAGACGAGATCGTAAGCATTCGTTCCCATCAACGGCCGCATGATACGACTGCGCTTCGGCGTTTTGAATAGCGTGAAAATGTTGTTTTGCACGCAATCCGCGTTCCGCACGCGCGCGGGGAATTCCCCATTTTCCTTGCGGAACGGGAAAGAAATCCCCACCAAGTCACGTTGTGATTCGGCGGTGCTGGATGGACGGGTGGTGCCAGAATTGAGCGGCGGTGCTGCCACCGTCTTCCCTCCACGTTGGTGCCGTCTCGGCGTCTCGATTGCGCTTGATCTGCACCCAGTCTACCTCATTCCTGGCCTGTGCTCACCACAGTCGAGAAGGGAGCCGGAAAGAGTGGGATCGGAATCTTGGGGAGAGACGGTAGCGACGGGATCGTTGGGATCGGGATCGACGGAATCGGGATCGGCAGGGATGGGATCGCGAGCGTCGGCAGCGATGGAATCGGGATTGATAGTGGTTCCGGAATGGAAATCTTGGGCAGCGATGGAATCGACGGAAGCTCGGGAAGTTTGATGACCGGCAGCGATGGCGTCGGAATCGGCAGCGCAGGAATGGCCAGCGCCGGCAATGCCGGGACCGGGATAGCGAGTGGTGCGGGGATGCCGATCTTCGGTAACGATGGGATCGAAGGGAGCTCCGGCAATTTCAAAACCGGCAATGAAGGGATCGGGATCGGCAAGACCGGCAGAGGAATGAAGAGCTTCAGCGAAGTGCGCTCTGACCCTTTAAGGAATCCCGAGATTTTCACATACAAACCGGCCATGTCGCTCCCTCAAAGCGCGGGCGATTGCGGTATCGACACAGCCGGCGGCGGAGCTCCGGTCCCCAGGCCGTCGATCTGGACCCCAACCGAGATGGTCGCGGTGTAGAAAAGAGAGGCAATAGCCTCTGACTTCTCTTGCATCGCCGTCTCGGGGCTTGCCGGGAGAGTCGAAAACACGGCGGTCAAGCCCGCTAGTAGCGTAGCATAGGCGGCGGTCAACCCGAGCGCGCTCGTGGTGACGGAGGTTATGGCCGTGAATGGAGGGGCCGGCGTCATAGGAGGCCAGGTTAAGCCGTTCATGAACGCTTGCCAGGCGTCGGCCAAAACTTGGGCCGCCTGCACAGCGCTCGCCACGCCCGTAAAATCGACCGGCGCGAAGGAGGACTGGTCGACCACGGCGATCGACCCCGGATATGGAGCGGTCGTCTCGATGCCATCAGCATTCTTGGCGACCCATCCAGCCCAGAATTCCACGATCGGGGGGCCGGGCGCCCCAAGCTCGAGCGCGGCTTGGTAGTCCGAGTAGTATTGCTCAAGATCCTCGGCGTAGGTGCTTGCCCATTCAGCCTGCGGCTTGACCGGCAATGTCAGACCTCCGAAGTATAGATCGAGTAAAAACCCCGGCCGTACTCGTCCTCGTGCTCATCAACACAAACCATCACCCGGGTCCGTCGGACGAGCTCTATCGCGATCTCGCGCGCCGAGGCGTGAACTAGCTGCTCCATCTCGTCGACCGCCAAAATAAGGCCGGCATCGACGACCCCAGCTGATAAATCAAGCGGGCTCCTTTCTCCGATGAACCTGGCCGTCAAATCGATGAGCTTACCCATTAAGCGAGACTTCCCTTGATGGCCAACAGCAGGGCTTTGAGCACTCCCAGTTGAACCGATGCCGGCGGCGAAAGCGGACCTGACGGTCCGGTTCCGGTCGTCGTCAGAGATGGGCTCTGGGTTAGCGAGTCGATGATCTGAATGATGGAATCTACCACCTCCGTCGCCCCGGCTCCGATGGCGATTTTGCCGGCCCCGAGATTTAGCTTCGCTCCCTGCGCGTCGATCGTGACCGATCCCGCCGACACTGTCAGGGCATTCGCCGCGATAGTCATGTCCTTGGCGGACGTAAACTGCGCGAGCCCCTCCTTTAAATGCAGGAGCGTGTCGCCGCCTTTCGGCAAAAGAAGGATGTCTTCCCCCAGCTTGATCAGGGAGCCGTCCTTAGACGCCGCCGATACCTCGTGCGTCTCCGCGTCGAGTGACACATAGCCGCCGTCTAACGCCACAATTTTTGCCGATCCGGTCTGGTCGATCTGCATCTGTGCGCCAGATTTATGGATCAGAAAGATCGACTCGGATCCCTCGCTGTCATCGAGGATCAGAAAGTGACCCTTGGGCGTCGAGACATAGACACGCTCTTTGCCAGCCTGGTCGACAAACTTCATCACGTGGCCGTATTTGGTCTTCCAACCACGTGACTTCGGGGCGTCAGCATCATGCTCGAAGTCCGACGTGTCGACCTCTTCCTGGGCATGCCAGCCGCCTGAGTAAATCGGATAACGCGGGTCTCCTTGCTCAAACTCGACGTAGACCCAGTCTCCTACCTCCGGGGGCCAGAATTCGCCCTTCCCCGCGCCAGCCCCCCGGAAGTCTCGCGGCTCGGCAAACGTCGGGAGCTCGTCCTGGCCGAAGATGGTGGGCAAACGCAGCTTGACCCGCCCGCGATGCTCGGGATCGACGTTGTCAGTGACCTCGCCGCGATAGAGCGAATAGTAGCGCTTGAAGACGCGCTCAATCCCGAAGTCGGTCACGTTGCGGATGAGGTTCGCGATGAGGCTCATGGAATATCCGTAGCTTGCTTGATTGCGCCTTTGTTTGGCGCTTTCGGCGCCTCGCCCTTCTTCGGTGTCGCGGACGCGTTGTAAGTTGGACCGCCTGTTTTGAAGAGTTTGAGCGTTGTCGTCCAACCGCTATCGTTGCATTCGTGAGCGATCTCGGTGACTCGGCATGGACCCGAGAAGGCTTCGATCCCCCCGTCCCCTGGGCCAACCGTAAGTTGGACGTAGGAGAGGGGACGAACTCGAGGGATTCCTGGGCATGTCGCCGAAAAAACCAAGGCGCCAGTGCGGGACGCCTCAGAAACAGCCGTAAGACGGTCCTGATTTTCTAGGTCACCTCTTTTGATGCCGGCCGCCACATGGCCGGCGACGAGATCGCCTCCAGTGTCGACAAGGCCAGTAGCGCCGCCTTTCGCCAATCCATCGCCTGTATCCATAGGCACCGAACCAGAGTCCGCCTTGGAAGCCGAATCAGACTGACCTTTGTAATCTTGCGGACTGCCAGCGTATGGATCGAACCTTTTTTCGCCGGTAATAAGCTCGCGCTGAAATGTTCCAAATGCATTGCCGGGGGCGAATAGCGCGCCAGCTGACTCAAGAGACAACTCTGCAGGGATCTGTCCGTTAGACGGATCGATCTGTCTCAAAACACAAATGTGATATTCGATCGGCTGCTTCGAGAGATATTTCAGAGATTTGATTCGATACTGAGGTTTCGGGTCAGCCTCATCGCCGTCGTATTTGACGTAGGAGCAGAATAGGTCTGTGAGAACGCGACGGATGATGTCGTCGTAATCTTCGTTGAAAGCGCCGCTGATTTTTGTGTCGGAAAGGAGAGCCTCGGTCTCCGTGTCCTCATCGTCGAATGTAATTTCCACGTTGAACTTCGAAGCGAATCGCTTCAGGACTGAGAGCGCCGATTCGTTATTGATAACGACCGGGCCTCCCATGATCGACATCATGTTCTGAACGCCCGTCACCTTCACGGTGATGTCGATTAGTCCGCCGCTTATGTCGAAACTAGGCTGGCACGTGTGCCCTCCATACCAAGGCGTGTCCCCCTCGGGAACGCCCGGATACAGAAATCGAACGGCATAATAGGTACCGTTTGAAGGGGCGCTGGCGGGAGCGTCGGCGGATGTCGCGGACGCATTGCCGCCGACATTACTGATCGATGGCTGCTGTGATCCACCACCCCCGCTGCTCGGAAGCAAACTCGGGTCCGCTGTCGAGGCCCCTAGGATTCCGGACTGCAGGATCAGGATAGCGTCGATCAAACTAGGGGTCAGAGTGATCGTGATGGAGGAGGCCCCTCCTCCACCGACATCCGCGCGGACAGATGATATGGAGTTAAAGAAAGCTGGAAAGTTGGTGCGATTCCACTCTTGGCCGCCCTTGTAAGCGACGACCTCGTATGTGCCCCCAGCCAGCGTCGATTCAGCCATCGATTACCTCGCGCCGCGCGACAGAGCTGCATCGACGACCTGCTTGTCCGGAATGCGCAGCCTGGTTCCGATCGGCATATCTGTAGGAATCTGGTCGATATTGTTCGCCAGAGCAATCGCCCACCACAAATTCACGTCGCCGTAAAAATCATGGGCTATGAGGTCCAGTCGTCCAAGATACGTCGAGTCAACGTCGATGAAACGGTCGCCGGAACTGGGAGCGAGCTCGGGAAGGTCAGGGGTGTCCCAGAAAACGATGCCGTCTGCTCGCAGCAATGGCGCCAACGAGAGCCACGAGGAACGCGAGATTCTAACTCCCATATCTACCTCCCGACTGCGGCGTTCAGTCCCTGGCGACCAGCATCATCAGCAGCTGCAGCATTTGTGGCTTTCAAGAATTTGCGCATGTCGCCCTTGATCTCAATGGTCGTGTCTTTGTCGAGAAGAGCCGCGAGAAGCTTCGCTAGCGTGTCGCGCTGTTCGGTGATGGCGTCGACAACTGCCTGAAAGTTTTTGTCACCGACCTGCGGCCTTCTGGGGGCACTGAGATCGACCCCGGCCGCGCGAGCGGCTGCCGTGGCCCCCTTCTGGCGCTTGATCGGGATCGCCTTGACCTCTGGCTCGTCCTCGGCGAATCCCGCCAACATCCCCATATCCTGAGCCGCCGAAGACGACGGGCTCGGGAACTTGAGGATCTTTGCACCAGCCGCATCTCCCTCGGTGGCTGCGAGCGGCGCACCCGATAGCCCTGCTCCCGCATCCGTCGCACCGTCGCCGCCGATCCCCACGGCCCCTGTTATGGAGCCGGCGATCTCTCGGCCCCTGTTCAGGATTCCCGACGCAAACGACGAGACATCCTCGAATGCGTTCTTCGCCCAATCAGGGAGGATGTTGACGATCTGCGCGCCGAGCTTGGATACAAGACCGAGGATCTCGTCGCGCTTGCGCTGAAACGGCTTGACGAGCATGTCGTCCCAAAAGGTCCCCATGCCCTCGCCGCCGATGCCAAGGGCATTTTTGATCGAGGCGCCGATCTCAAATATCGGCTTCATCGCTTCCTGGGCCATGCCTTTAAAGCTCTTCCATTTTTCTGAGAAGAAGCTCGATATCGCCTCCCACGTTGCCGCTAGCTTATCGCCTGCAGACTGCCATAGATCGCCGATGAATTTCGTTCCAGAGCTCCACACAGATTTGATGCCCTTCCACAGGGACACGACCACCTTCTCGACAATCGCCAAGTAGACGCCAGCCACGGTGGCAATCGCCTTGAAGCCAAGGACTAGAAACGGCTTGAGAACCTTCCATCCAGACATCATGGCGTCTTTCAGAGTGTCCCATCCATCAAGGATCGTATCCCATGCGAAGGAGGCGCCCTCCTTGATGCTGTCCCAAACAGCTCCGACATTCTCTCCGATCGAATCCATGACGTCGGCGATTTCCGGCGAGAACTTGCGGACTAGATCAGTGAGATGCGGCCATGCCATGGCGAGGAGATCCAAGGCTCCAACGACGGCCGCTATCGCCGCGACGACCGGGCCGCCCATCATCGAAGCCGCTATGCCGCCAAAGCGGCGCATCGCCGACGGCATCAATTTGCCGACAATCCGCATGATTGGCGAGATCATCTCTTTGAGCCATCCGAACATGGATCCGAGCGTTTCGATAGGCGATGAAATCGCCGCGAAGGCCATCTTGGCGACTTTCGCGGTCTTGCCTAGCGCGAATCCGACGCCCTGGATACCGGCGGAAGCGAGCTTCGTCGACTTTCCTAGTAGCTTGAAAGGCAAGATCAAGCCTTTGCCGAGAAGCGCTAGCGGCTTCCCGAAGATTGTCATCAGCCCCATCAGAGAGGTTAGGGGGTAAATCATGTCAGACAAAACGCGGAGGAATGGCCGAGCAGCTGCGGCATCCGGGAACAAGTAAGACAGGCCTTGAAGCTTTAGACCCTCGATCGTGCGCGCGAACGCTCCCAGTTTTGAATCGGCATCAGTCACGGCTTTGGACAGCTCATGAGTCGCCTTCGTGTCCGCGTTCATGGCCGCTGTCAGCCCACCCTTGATGGTCAGCTGAGTAATCGCGTCCTTCCAGTCATGGGCAGCCTGATTGAGCTTTTCGGTGTACTCGAGCGTTCCGCCCATAGCTCGAGAGACATCGGCGAATGCCTTTTCGGCCGTTACTCCCTTGCCGATCTCCTGCGCTTTCTTGCCGACATCGGCCATCTGGCCGGCCAACGGGTCGAGCACGGCTGTCATCTCGGGACCGAATAGGCGCTTCAAACGCTGAATGGCGTTGTTCTTTTCAGTCGGGTCCGTGATCGACGCGACCATGCCCTGCATCTGCTTCATGATCTCGTCCGGAGTGTGCTTGCCGGATTTGATAGCCTCGATGATTCCCGTGGCATTGAGGCCGCCAGCTCCGAACGCATCATAAATGCCCTGGACAACGTCGCTTTGCGGATCGAGACCGGCCTCGAGATCAAGGAATGCCTCGCGGATATCGGTGATCTTGTCGTTGAAGTCGGTCGACATTTTGCCGGCCTGTTGCTGCGAGAATCCGAGCTTTTGAAACTGCGCCGTCATCCTAGACATAGCTTGCACCGTGCGAGCAGCCTCTTTCCCGTTGATCTTTCCGAACTTGATCAGGTTGGTGTAGGCGTTTTCGAATAGCTCCGGAAGCCCCTCAACCAAATTGGTCAGCTGGTAGTCACGCTGAAGCTTGAAGACCTCTTTCGTCAGGTCGTTAACTTCGCGTCCGGTCATGTTGAGATTGCCGTTTGCCATGGCAAAGGATGACGCGACCTTTTCGGCGTCCATGCCCATTTTGCCGACGAGTGTTCCAATCATCGGCATGGTGGTTCGCATCTCACTGAGAGATGCGCCGGAGTTCACCAGCGCATTCGAGATCTGCTGCGCCTGGTCGCCGGTCACGCCCATCCCAGCGACGAGGCCCGTGATCGACCGAGTGAACTGAGACGCTGTTTTGGGGTCGAGAGCTGTCCGCAATTTTGCGCCAGTAGTGTCGATGGATTTCGCTAGATCATTGAATCCTCGCGACGATCCTGAGACCCCATCGTTGACATCATTGATCGTGCTGCCGATCCGAGAGATCGACAGCATCGTCAGACCTTCGCGAAGGTCAGCCATGAAGCCGCGCCCGCCTCGGCCCCTGGCCGCCTCCTCCGCCGCCCTCATCGCCTTGGTAGTTTCGTCGAGGTCGTTGGCGACCGCCTTAGCGGACTTAGACAATCCATCGTCTAGGCCACTGAAAACGATGCCGACACCCAGTCGATTTTTGTCCATGAAGGACCCCCGGCCTACTTCGCTTTGGCTTTGAGATTGATCTCACATTGCCGCTCATAGAGGCGCCAGCGGCGAGAGATCGGCATGCGCATCACTTCAGTGTAGCCGATGCCCCACTCATTGAAAAAGTAGAGCAGATGATGCTCCAGCGCCTCTATGTCGCCGAAGGGAAGAAAAAATTCGAGTCACCTATATCGATCTTGGCCTTGTACTCGTGACCGCAGGCCGGGCACTCGATCTCGGAATCATTCTCGATATTCGATTCGTGCTTATCGAACTCGGCTCGCAGATAGGCCCGATCAGCGAGAGGAAGTGATTTCACCATAGCAAGGGTCACAGGCTGCTTGCCGTCGAGCTCGACAAGGCGCGCGAGCATCCCGAGAGAAAGCAGATCCTTCGATTCGCCGGCCTTTGCGATCTTGGCCTCCTCGACCCCAGTCTGAACCTTCGCGGTATAGGCTAGGCCAGACTTCGGCATCGACCCGCTCCATGATCTGATCATTGGATCGAGCGGCGCTTTGATGACAAATTCAGAAAGACTGACGGCTTGTTCGTGGATATCGCCACATTCGGGACATTTTGTCTTGAATGTGTAGGCGGATCCCAGAGTGATCTCGCGGATCTTGACGATGATGAATAGGCGATCGGTCGCCGTGAGGTCGCGGATAATCTTCGACCACTCAGAGTTGCCTTCCCGCCGAATCGTTCCGATCTGAGTGACGCATCCCTCCATGACCTGCTGCAGCTTCTGATGGGCTTGCATACGCCGTGACGTTAGGACGTCCTCCTCGTCGCCTGTCATCTCTCGAACGTGAACCGTCGTATGAAGGCTCCCGCTCGAGTCGATGTATCCGGACGGAAGCTCGAATGTCCCAACGGACGATTTCGCTGCGTCGGCCAGAGATGTTGCGGTCTGTACTGCGATTTGAGAGTTGTCGATCGGTAGTGTCAAGCACGTCCCTCCTTGCGGGCTCTAACGTAATATTTGATGGCCTGGCGGATAGCCGGCGCAACTTTGATGTCGTCCTCTGCTGCGACTTCAAGAACCTGTTCGTAGAGATCGCGGCGAAGCCAGAAATTGACTCGAACACGATCTTTTGGCGCCATATCAGTTGGCGGCTCGATATCGACATGGTCGTCTCGATTCACGATGACTCCTCGATAGGGCGAGAGTAATGCTGCAATCGTTGCACACTTATGACGCCGTAACAAGCAGAGGGGGCTGGCTAAGCCGGCCCCCTCATTCTCGTTGGAACTTCTGTCAGGAGGGACAGAAGATATTGCGAACGCGCGTTCACTCTCTCAGTAGGACTTTGACACGCTTTGCGGGATGGTCAGGTCGGCTTGTTGTGGGGACTGCGAGCGCATCCACTCGATAGCTTGATCGGCGTATCGGTCGGCCATGGCATCGGCTGCGTCCGGGCCGAGCGCGGACCAGCGATCGGAGAAGATCCGGCGAAAGGCCGACTTCACCTTCAGCTCGATGTCACCACGCTCCATGCCGTCGGCGATGACGAACCGTTGAACCAGCGCCTTGAGCGAATCGGCGAATGGCTGATAGCGCGGCATGGTATAGGCGTAAGCGAAAACATCGACCGACCCGTTAAGCAGGCCGCAGACGAAATGGTCGAGTTCGACGGTCGCCGTGCGCCCGAGCTCGTCGATGCAGTTGTCGACCGTGTTGTCGCCGACAAACTCAACGACCGGCCGGCGCCCCAGAACGCCGCGTGTGACGGCGCCATAAATATCCAGTGCTGATTTGACGCTCATCACCTACCTCCTAGACGCCGAGCGAGATTTCGTCCAGCTCCTCGTACTCGAGCGAAATGGACTGCATAGAGATGTCCTGACTCATGGCATCGAAGTCAGAGGCTACCTTCCAATTGGAAGGGCGGCAATTGTAGAGGATCCATGCCCGACCAGGAATCCGGCGGACGAACTCGAAGCTAAACGCCTCGCCGACAAAGTCGTTCCCGGTATCGGCGGCCCCAACCGTCCCGCCGTTTCCAAATCCCATGCGAGAAAAGTGAACGATCATGAGGTTTTTAGGATCAACCCGCCCCGTGATCGCCTTTCGAACCCAGTCGCCGAAATCGGAATTGAAGATCTGGACCCCTTGCTCGAGCGTTATCGGCTGAGCGTCGGCTCCCTTGATCACCTTGCGCGACCACTCGTAGTTTCCCTCCTTGATCCGATACATATCCATCGAGACCTCGGGCGCCGTGCAGCGCGCGAATCCGAAGATGGGCAGCATGACCATGGGGATAGTGAACGAGACGTCAATGAGGTGGAAATTGCCGACCTGAAGGAAGTCGCTGAGCCTATCTCTCGCCAAGAATCACCTCACGCGAGGCGCGCGGCGAGCTTCCGCAGCGGGCCTTGCAACTGAACGAGGAGCCCTTCGAGAGCCTCGATCATGCTGTGATCGACGACAGCCGCCGCTTCTGGCGACCGCGCCTTGACGTTGGCGATCAAGGAGGAGACCGCCAACGATGCCTCGGCGAAATCACGGGCAATCCGAATATCTTTGCTAGCCTGATCCAGAAGCCCGTCGAAGTCGTCAAGGCTCTCCTGCATAGCGATAGAGCCAGAATAGGTCCTCGATTCCCCGAGGAGGGCGAAAACCGAACGCGCCATCTCTTTGAAGTCATCCGAGAGAATGCGGTCGCGGAGGAAGCAGGCCAGTTTATCGTCGAACACACCGTCGACGTCGACCTGCGAAGCGACCTCAAGAAAGATCGACAACCCGTCTGCCAAGTCCTCAAAGGATGCGCCAGACTTTGCCGCCGCGATAAGCTCCCGGTAGGCCGCGACGAGATCGTCAGCGGTCGACTCGGTGAGGCTCATGATGTCCTGACCAGAGTATCCAAGAATTTTTCGGACATCGCGGCTCATCTAGGTCTCCTTACGCTTCACTCAGCGCCGCCCGCAACTGCAAACTTCTTCAGCCAATCGGTAGCTTTGGACAGATTGACATGAGCAGTCCGAAGGTCGCCGTTGCCGAGATCCATCATCGTCGCCGCAAGAAGTTTCATGAACTTCAAAGCGTCGTCGTCTTGATTCCAGTCGTCTTTCTGCATGTACTTGCGAATGCGGATCGCGAGGCCCTGCCAAAACTCTTCGCGCTCAGCTGCCATGTCAGCGTAAGACTGCTCGGCCTCAGCGACAGCGCGAGCTTGCTCGATTGGGTCGTCGGATGCCGCCTCGGCGCTCTCCGCCAGCTGACGTTTGCCGGCGGCCATAGTCTTGTTGTGAATCGCCATCTTTGGATGCGCCTTGGTGATCGACTCAACCATGGCGTTGGTCTCGTCGACCTTAAGGACGACGTCAAGAGTCTTCGGCTTGCCGCCAAGGTGCTTGTAGATACCGCTCATTCTTTTGCCCCGTCTATTTCAGGGTGTCTGGGATTAGAGAACCTTTGCCACGGCCCGGTCGACGGCGTGAAGGGCGTCCATGACCTTGTCAATCGCGGCCCATGCCCGCTGGTCATCAGCTTTCATGTCTTTGCCAATGACGTCCCACTGGTTACGCGCCGCATCGATGGCGTCACGAACGTCTTGCAGCACGTTCTCCATCTGGCTGCTGACCGCTTCGGAGTCCTCTCCGAGATGACGGCGCGGCGCCGACGCCTTCTTGGCGCCAAGACCGCCGAGGTCAAAGCCGAGGCCATGCACCTCGGCGAGGGCCTCGTTCACCGCATCAATGTTCAACTCGTCTGCGAGTGCTTTCACTTTGGGATTCCCTCATGGGTCGCCATTAGGCGGCCGGGTTTTCGAGCTCGGCGCTCTCGTACACGATGTCGAATTCCTCGACCGAGACGTCGGAGCTTTGTGCGTCGAGGTCGCCCCCGAGCTTAACCCGCGTTGCCATGCCCTCGTAAAGCTTTACTTTACGCTTGGCTGCCACCGCTGTGAAGTCGGTGAGGCTTGTGACCTCGTCGCGATGCATGTGGCGAATCTCCACATCCGCTCGATATTCCGAGCCAAGGTATGACGCGCGAATCCAGTCATACAGCTCGGTGTTTCCTTTGACGACGCCGCGCGACACCGAAACGTCGCTGAAACTCACCTGGCCCGGATATTTCCGGCGGTAAAGCATCGTCCCCTCTTGATACTCCGCCGTCTCGACGGTGATCTCAGGCATGGCGATATTCGTGAATCCGCCCTGAGCTCCGACGGTAGCCCCGCCGACGGTGGTCGAACTGACCACACGCATGTGGAACTTGAAATTGTGAAAGTAGTCCGTGTTTGACGCGCGTGCCATCTGTCCAACCCTCCGTCATATTCCCGTTCGTTCTGACTTAGCTGAGCGCCTTCAACGAGCGTTGGAACCTGAATCGAATGAATTCACCGGGAGTCTGAGTGCTCACCAAGATATCAGTGATGAGTTGGCGAGCGAGCTTCGTGGCGTCGGTGTTGTTCGAATTGTCGACCACAACCCGGAACGCCTCAGCCGGGACACGGCTGGAGAAATAATTCTCCGACGTGAGGCGGTTCAAGAATGCGGTCATCCGGAAGCTCGTGATCGAGAAGAGATCGTCACCGATCGGCTCAAAAACGAGATCTTGTGTGCTGAGCCACACGGATCGCTTCAGGAAGATGAAGAGGCGACGGACCGGAACAAGAGTGAAATCGCCGCTAAGCTCCAGCGTCCTCGCGCCCCAGATCGCGCGGCCAGTTGCCGGGGTGTCGATCAATGGATTGATGTTCACCGGGTAAATGAGATCGCGCTCGCCCTTGGACAGGACTCGCTCAAGACCCGTAGTGAACGCCAGGGCTCCGTCGACTGTTCCGGCTGGCGCCTTCGCCACGTTGCGCTTCTGGTCAGTGTAAGCGTATCGACCAGCGATATGCCCAACCGCAGAAATCGCGCGAGAGCGACCATTCTTTAAGGGGTCGGATACTTTGACGCCCGGATAGTAAAGGGCGCCATAGCTCGACAGGCTGTTGAGGGTCACTTGGCGGTAGATCTTGGCGTCCTGGGCATCGATGCCGCGCGCGCATCCCAGAATCGCGAAGCAATCCTCTCGGCCCGCGCAATAGTCGATGATCCCGTTGGCTGCCACAACGTCGCCGTCGAAGTCTGGCAGGCCAATGTTCAAGACCTCGTCGACATCATCAAGGGCATAGAGGCCCTTTTTGTCAGCCGACAGAGAAGCATCGACGATGTCGTTTGCAGAAACGGATGTGCCGTCCGTACCGCCGGAAAGGTCGTAGACGATCTCGTCGACACCCTTCTTGATGTAGTCGGCAGTGATCGCCTCTCCGAGGCCCGGGGCGGGAGTGAATGCGATCGCGAGATCGCCGGTCTCATAGTCGATCGACCCGGAAACGCCTGAGAAGACAGTGCCGACCAGCGTCAGCACACCGCGTCCGTTGTCTTTGGCGGCAACGACGCCATCGACCTTCACCTTCAGTGTATGCGCCGCGATGGTCGGGTTCGCGAGGGTCGCCGCGAATGACGTCTGGACGTTGTCGCCGGTATCGACGGCTTCATCCGTCGTCGCAGATGGGATCAGACTTGCCGGGATGCCGCCGCCGAGATCGCTGATCTTGACGATCTTGGAACCAGTGGCGTCGTCATTGACAACTTCCGGGAAGTAATCGGCAGCGTCAGCGTCCGACAGATCCACCGCTTCGAAGGTCTCGACGATCGCAAAGTCGCCGGCACCATCACTGCTCTCTTCTTGAAGCTCAATGTCGTACTTCGAGAAGATCGCAGTGTTGAAATCGTAGTTGTTCTCGTTTCCGCGAATCACGAGTCGGACGTTGTTTCCCCACGCGCCGCGCGAGATGGCATCGTACTTCCACTTCGATGGCTCGCTCGCGGTCGCGGCCGTCGCGTCAGACGGGCAAACGCGAACGAAGTATGCGCGCGACCCGCCGTTCTTGAAAAAAGCCGTCGCGGCAAGCGGAAGATCACTGTTCTTCCAATATCCGCCCCATTTACGGAAATAGTCGGGCAGGCTCGTAGTCAGAACGGCCTTATTCTCTAGGCCGCGTGGTAGCCATCCCGCCGATGCGAAGGTAGACGTCGAAACGCCGAGGATCGCGCTTTCGCCGGATCGAACCTCCTCGGTGAAGACGCCAGCGCTTAGAAACTCAGACATTGGCCCGGCCTCCCCTCGACTTGACTTTGTGCTTGTGCAGGTGTTCTACAGAAAAATGTTAACGGGTTCGGGTCGCCGACGCAATTGTGTCAAGCATGCCCATCGATCAAAAAGTTCCCGACACACCGATGGTCGACTCGATAGATCCGACCGTGGAGTGAGTGACCGGGTCCAAGAGGTCGAGCTCGGCCTCCACGCGGACTAGCTGGGCATACGCCTTGACCCGATCCGCGATATCCGCGATCTCGGACAGATCCTGAACCCCGCCCTCGTTGACGGTCGTGTACCACCTCGTGTCGCCCAGACTGTCAACCACAGGAATCTTGGCGTAAGGCGTGAACTTGCGAAGGATGGCCTGAAGCAGAGGGATCGCCTCGTGCTCGTATCGGGCATAGGCGGCGACGGTATACGTGATGTCATATGGCATCGCCTGCTGTTTGACCTCGACCTGGCCGAACCCGGAGACCGTCGTCGCGCCAACGATAGCGGTCGTCTCCGTGCCAAGGACGCCTGCGAAATACTCGAGCTGCTTAACAGAATGCCAGCGCTGCATCGCGAGATCAGGGGGATCTCGTGTGATCAGAATCGACGGATAGATCTTTTTCTCAAAAATCTGTTCAGGCTGGTTGAAGATGACGGGAACCTGAATCGGCGTGCAAGTCGGAACGTCGAGCCAATAGCCGTAACGCGGCCCGTACCCTTGCTGGTCGAAGGTAGCCTCATAGGAGCCGAGGCGCTTAACGACTCCCTCGTCAAAATTGCGAATGAAGACATTTCCGGTGCGGGGCGTGTACTTGGGCGGCACTATGGCCTCCTAGCCCTCTTCGAACGTCAACTTGAGGTCTTCCCTGAGCTTCCGGCGTATCATTGGCCCGTGACGCGCGACCCATGTCTGCTTTGTGGCTACGTCCTCGTCCATTTCGGGCGTATCGTCGCCCTCCCCATCTTCGCAGAGTCCCGCCAGCGCCGTATACACCGCATCCTCGGCAAACTCGGAGTCGTAACCGGCTCTCTCCAGGTCTTCGACGATGTGCTCCAGCTCCTCGTCGATGCAATCGACTTCGGTCGGAGGACCGCAAACGCTATCGTCATCGTCGTCGACGTGGTCTTCGGAATCCTCTTCGTGGTCATCCACGAGAGAGTCATCGATCTCAAAATCGTCGTAATCACGCGCCATCGACTAGTCCTCAGCCAAGGATCTTGTTTTGGAATCGGCTAAGCGATTCTATTTCGCCGTATGTGACGTTTGAGCCGATGATACCAAGCCGGACCCAGCCGTGGTAGTTCGGGCTTACTAAAAGATCGGCAAGCGCCTGGCTTCCGGCCAGATGCTTCATGGTCGACCCGCGTAAAACAGCCCGGACCGCAGGGCGCCAGTGAGGCTGCGCGGCGCCCCCATAGCCGAATTCACGACGAAGGACCTCGAAAACCACGTCGGAGTAGGCCGCTATGTCGTCCGGCGTCACCTCTTCGTCGAATCCGGCTCCGGTGACCACCGCCCGTATCTCGTCCCGACGACTTATGACCCTTTCGCGAAGCGCCATTACCTCGTCTGGTCGAGCTCGTCGAAACATGAAATACCCCCGATCCCTGGGGATGGCACTTGGCAAAACGTCGATTGGGAACGGCCCCAGTTTCTCGAGCGCCGCAATCGCTAGAGCGATCGGGGATTCATCACGGTCATCGTAACGGCGCGGGTACAGAACCGTTGTTGCTGGGTCGAGAGCGCCGGCCCGTGTCGGGCGACCCACATAGATGGCGGCAAAGGTTGGGTTCTTCGGATCATCGACAGCGGCGACCTCTATATCGGGATAGTTCGCCGGCAGGCCCAACGTGTTACTGGGAGCCCGCTGAGTAACCTGGCCAGCCATGTCGTCAGCGATTAGCTTGGTGACGTACCGCTTGATGACCTCGACACGGCGCGGGAGCGTTCGGATAAATTCCTGAACCTCGTCGAGTCCCTTGGTTTCGAGTATCGGCTTTGACATCAGGGCGCCGGGACATATTGGCGAATCTCTGGCTCGAGCAAGGGCCACTGATCGCGGATAAGAGCTTCCTTCCGCCAGACGTCGTTGGGCTTGCCGATGAACTTTAGAAACGTGAAAAGCCTCGGCCTTAGAAGCTGAGCCTCCTCGCCCTGGATCTCGCCGAGAACCGCATACTCGCGCAGGCGCATGTAGAAAAAATCCGTCAGAGCCTTGGGCTGCTTGCGAAGCGTGCAATGAACCTGGCGCTCGGAAAGGAGCGCCCGAATGCGATCGTCCGCCATTATCGGCTCTCCGGCATCCATTTCAGTCCCGACGCGATGCAATAGACCAAGACCCTGTCACCTAAACTATCTGGACCTTGGTAGATCCCGGTGTGTATGACCAGGCCCGGAGTTCCGATCAGTCGATTCAGGGCCTCGAATCCGCGATCCAGAGTGGTTTGAGCAAGGGTTTCAAGCCGCGCCTTGGAAGCAACGATGACGCCGGCCGCATGCGAGGCATGCTGGATTTTTGCCGAGTCAGACAGCAGTCCTCCGGCCATGTTCTTTTCGACCGCCGCCGCGATCGAAGTCGGGTCGGCTGCGTCCTTGACCGTCGTCATGCCGAAGACCAAAACCCCCGCATCAAGCACCGATCGGTAATCGGCGGGGTCTAGGGTCGAATATGGGGACGGCTGAGCGGCGAGGCCATTGAAGACGTCGTAAAGGCCACAAAGATTCTGATTGGCGATCGACATGAACTGCGCGACGGACGCCGTCGGATAGAGCTTGGCGATACGCTCGTTGTCCATGAGGATCATGGGCGTCGGGGTCATGGCGTGCAGCTCAGCCAGCAACGCCGAATGGTTAGCCGACACGGCTGCCCCTTCTGACTTGCGCGGGCCGCCGACTATGGCGCCGACCTTGCGAGGCTTCTCCATCTCCACGCAGAACTGACGCGCAATCTCAATGATGACCGGACTAGCCCCCGATCCGGTGCCGCCTCCGCCCGATGTGCAGACGACGATGCGTTCGAAGTCCGTCCCAAAGGCGCGGGTCATGGCGCGCAAGATTTCCTCTCGAGCTGCCTCGGCGGCGGCGCGGCCGACCGATCGCTGCTTGCCGGCTCCCTGGCCGGCGCCCTTCATGATCACGCGATTCGGACAGGTCAGGCCGGCCATGTCTTGCTCGGTCGTGTTGATAAGCAGGACTCTCCGGTATCCCTTTCCCCAAAACGTATCTGCGATCTTGCATCCAGCCTGGCCAACCCCCACAAAGCAGACCTTCTCGGCCTTCGGCGCCTCATCGGCGATCGCGCCGGTACTTTGCTCCTCGGTCGAAAGGTCGTCGAGTTGTGGGAAGTCCATATCCATAGCCAGGTCTCCTTCGGTCTGAATGCGAACGCGCGTTCGCCCATTAGTTATCAAGGTCGGCCAACCATCCGGCCCGTATTCTTCTGTCCAGCACTCGCCCGATGCTAGCAGGATCGTGCGGCGCCTAATACGGTCAACAGCATACGACTTGATGCGAACCACGGTGCGACCGTCTATAGGACCGCCGTACCTGTAGCGCGCCTCAGGCATCCGTTGCGCCAGCCTCCACTAGACTCGAACGCTGCGTCTGAACCGCGTCAGCGCGGCGACGCAGGTCAGCCGCCGCCGCGACGGCCCCCGCGATCAGCCGAACGCCGTCGAGGAGGGCCGGCCTGAGCGATTCCGCGCCGGGCAAGTCTGCCGCGACGCGGATGGCGTCAATGATCTGTGAGGGATTGTGATTCACTTGGCAGCCTTCGCGGCCTCAATGGCACTGCGGATCGCGCTACTGGGATTGCGTTTGACGCCGCGTGCGATTTGCTTAAATCGTCCTTTGGACTTAAGCATTTCGCGCGCTACATAGAGCAGCGCATCGGCCATCCCCTGCTCGTCAAGGTCGCCAATGAAATTGCCTGACTCCCCCGGCCCCGCATCAGCGATATTCGCAGTCCCGGCCATCATGACCAGAATGGCCTCGAGAAGATCGTCAGAAATCGAAGACTCCGCAGACGCGGCGTCCTCATCGGATTCGCCATCAAATTCGCCCTCGGTCACGATGGCCCTTGTGGCAGATTCCATCATCGAGCTCAGGCCGGAGACAGAAGCAATACTTTCGTCATATCGAGCCATGAACATCTCCTTTAGCGCGCGCTTTGCCATCCCGTGCAAATACTGCACTGAATGCCATCCCTCGCTGTTTGAATCATTCAATTCTCCGCGAAACTTACGAACGACTTTTTCGACTTTGGATTTGTTCGATTTCAACTCATCTATCGCTTTATCGACTGCCGCCATAAGCGGCGTGCCTTCGGCGGTGAGCTTTTTCACGTCGCCCATAATGTCGATGGCCTTGTCGTATGCTTTCACGTGCCAATCAGGATTGCCTAGGACGTTTCCCCAGTCGCCCCCTCCCGGAACGCTCACGTCATCGAATGCTCGCTGCGCAGCCTGTGCCGACTTGTGCCAGGCTGCACTTGCTCTTTTATATCCCTGCGGGTCCTGCAGGATGATCGGTCTTGAGGCTTCCCCGTTGCCCGCAAATTTGACGCTATTCATGTGACTTGCTCCTAGTCATCGCCTGTTTTTCGTTCCGAAACGTACTTGTCGCGCCGCTTGCAATCGAGCCTGTAACCAACGAATGAATCGGAATCATTCACCCACCCGTCTCGCTTTGCCTCGATCACGTCAACTTCGACGTATTCGCCGCGCCAGTGGAATCCTACCACGTCGCCGGGAGCGACCGACTCCCCCTCGGCATCCTTGGGGACTTGCGCCTTTATCAGATGGTTGAGCGATATGTAGATGCTGACGTCGAGACTGCGGTCCCGTCCGGAGTCGTCGCTCTCGGTCGTCCGGTCGTACTCGGAATAATGGACCTGGATTGGATACCGGACGAATCTGGCCGTCGACGTGGGCTCGTCCCACAACGGGTCCTTGATCGTATTGTTATTGGCCGGGGACCACCGGAACAGGTAGGAGTCGCGATTGACCCCGAAAAGGTCATTGACCTCCTCGGCGACACTCCGCATCAAAGGGGCTTCGTAATCGCCTCTCAGCCGTCCCACCGATCGTCCTCCAGACTCCGGTTGGTGTCCTCTGGAGGTCCGGAAAGGGATGCCTCGAGAGCCGCGCAGGCGTCACGGATTGCTCGGATGTATGGCATGACCTGATCCGGCAGAGCGTTGCGATCCTTGGCCGTGTGGGCGTAAGCGTGTTTGATCGCCCCGAGCTGAGAGGACAGCTTTTCGACGAAGGCGAGCACAGCTATCGATGGGTCGCTAGACGACAAAAATGTCTCTTCGAGGCCATCGATTGCGCGCTCAAGCAGCTCGACCTCTTCGCGGATCTGAAAGCGCGTGATCATTTGACTCTCCTGGACTGGCCGCTTGAATCTTTGTAGTAAACATTCCCCGATGCGGAGACGCACTTCATGCTTCCCGGGCGGCCTTTAAGGGGTTTACAGCGCGCCTGCTGCCGTTCTTTAGCTGCCGGCTTGGGAGGTGCCGCGTCCTTGTCATCGGGCTTAGCAGCGCGCGGCGGCTTCGTGGTCGACGCCTCGGGCGGTTCCGATTTTTTTTCGGAAGCGGACTTAGCGGTCGGATTTTTCGCCTTGGGCTCTGGTTTGGCAGCCGCCTTGGGATCTGGTTTGTCGTCTAATCCGGCACCGCGCCGATATCCACGCACAAACGAATCCTTTGACGATTTGGCCGTGCGCGCGGCGGCGTCTTTGATGCCCTTCCATATCCGCGAGAGGTCGATCGCCTCCTCGACCCCTTCCCGTAGCATCTCGCGAGCCATCTCCATCGCGGCGCGCTGGATCTCGACTTCATCGGGATGGATTTTGGACAGGAACGATTTTAGAAACTTCTCAAACTGCGCGTCCGTGACGCCGTAGAGCTGACTTTCAAATCGCACGCCGTACTTTTTGGCTGTCGCCTCGATCCAGCTCTCCTCGGCTGAGGTCCACTCGCTAAGCATCGCCGCGACAGCGGCGACGTCCTCCAGCAGTGATTGGCCGGCGGTTTTCATCAAAAATCCATCCCATATCTTTGATCTGGACTGCTTATGTGCACCGAGTGGTCACCATCGCCAAAATCAACCCACATGCGCTGCTCACCGCAGCCTTGCTAGAACATTGTCAATAAAAGGAATCTCGTCTTTATTTTTGACAATATTCCTCATGGCTTTTTCAAAATCGCCGAACGTGAAGCCCACAACTCTAAGTATCGCCAGTGGGACACTTTTAGTTTCAAAATCTTCGGCTTCTAAAGCCTTTTCTACACTTTCCCAATCAAGATTTTTTCCTGCCTTCACTTCACTCAACTCCTCGTCCGTGGTCCACTCGCTAAGCATCGCTGCGACAGCGGCGACGTCCTTTAGCAGTGATTGGCCGGCGGTTTTCATCACGACTCCGGATTAACGATCTCGTTCGTACCCATGCGCTTCAAATACTGAGAAGCCATATGTCTTTGTATTATTCCAAACCTAAAGCCTTTAACTCTTTCACGTTTAATTCGAGGTCAATAGAGGTTTTGAGATTTTGGCTTTTTTCAAAAGACATTCCAGCTAGCTTTTCCCATTCTTTTAATTGGTCTGTCAGTGGCTTGCCATCATAGTCCTTTAAGGAGCCGTTTTTTCTGACTACGATTGTTAAATGTTGTCCGCGTTTTCCATATAGATTGTGGATTACACTACCCAAACCACCTTGCATCGAGTCACCTTTAATTCTTTGATATACGACATTATCATTGAGCGCTTTCAAAAAAGCACTTTCGTCCATAATAAACTTAACGCCCTTAGCTGCATCCTGATAAAAATGTGGCGCGGCTTTTAGCAAAATACTTATTTCTTTTCGCAGTTGTTTAGGTGCCGCTGCGAGAATCTGGTTGTGCGGATCGCCGCTGCCGCCTTCTGTAACGGTCAACGTCTTCCACTCCGACAAAAGCGCATTGCGCTCGTCGTCGCGATATCCCTTTGCGAGCGTCTTCTCAAAACGCCACAAACGCTCAAGGAAAGCCTCGCGGCGGCTGTCCTCAACAAGCGGCATGCCCAACAGGCGGCTCGCCGCGTCCTCGTAGGCCGGAAGCATCGCCGGAAGCGCAACGGGATCGGTCAGGTCGACACCGGCCATGCGGGCGACTTCCTTTTCGAGTTCATCGTCATCGGTCGGCAGCACGTCGCCGTCTCGCAAGTACCACTCGAAGTAACCCTCGATCGGCGACCCGTCGACAGACGTCGGCGTGAAGTGGAGGGTGATCCGGGGGTCAATCCGACTCTGGGCAGTGAGGCCGATATAGGCGTGACCGGCGCCGCGCAGAAGGCCGTACTGGTCGCGCACCGACTGCGGACCGCCCAGCTGCTCCTCGATCTGCTCGATGCAATCAATCAGGGAGTCGACCTGGACACCTTTCTCGCTGGCGAGCCATCCCTCGTCCTGATCCCATCGGAATCCGAGATTTTGCTTAAAGGCATAGCCATTCGCATCCTGATCCCAAAACCCCTGTCCGAACGCAATTCGCATCCCAGACAATTTATTTTGCGGGGTCCGCTGATTCCGAGTCAGGGGTAGCATCACGTCCTCCCTTTGGCTTTACGCCTCTGCTTCATGCGTGCCATGCGATCACGAGCGTTGCGCGCGACGCGTTTAGATTCTCTTGCCGCGAATCGGGCCTGGTCAAGTTGCGGTGTCCAGAGCTTGTTGACTACGCCATTGTACCGACCCTTCTTCTTGTTCGCGACTTTCTCGCGCTGATGGCAGCGATTTCGTCTCATGCCACGGCCGGTCATGTTGATGGAGCCACGGCCGCTCAGGTAACCGTGCTTGGCGAAGGTCGCGCAGCAGATATTGAAGGCAGACAGGAATTGCTCCTTTGGCGTCCCTCGCAGCTTCCGCCTCTTTTTGAACATCACGGCCAGGACACAATGCTTGATCATGGTCGGCACTTTATTTGTCCGGATCATCTCGAGCATGACCGATTCGGGGACAATCAGCTTTTTGCCGACACGACCCTCGATCTTCCGCTGACGAGCTGCCGCGTCGGCGGCGAAGCGGTCTCCTTTTGCCTGGCCGCGCCGCCGCTGCTGCAACTGCTGCATGCGCAGGATGTAATTCCCGGATTTCTTGTTCGCCATTTAGATCGGCCTCAGATCGAGGGGCTCCTCGAGCGAGTCGCGCCAGTCGCGGTCGTCGATGCCAACCCAAGGATCAGTGCCGCCGACGGGAAGGATCATGAGGGCGTCGGCCGGAAGGTGACTCGTCATGGCCCGATGAAGGCCGACCAGCTGTGTCGACCGCTTGATAGGACAGCCGGGACGTTGGCAGGCGGCAGCACGGCCGCAGCTGATGCAGACCGAAAAGTTCAAGCGCGGTCCTCCAAGCACAAGGGCACGACGGTCATGTCAACCGGCGTCGAGCAGGCGCTTGGCGCGCGATCCATCATCGACTGGTCGAGAACCCGTAGAGCGTCGCCGATCGCGCCCGATAGCTCGATCCGCTCCGACTGCGACATATAGCCGTTGGCGAACAGCACGTCGCCAGCCTGGGTGAAGGCACGATGGACCGCCGCGATCAGGACCGAGAAAACGGTCGGGCTCGCCGGCTGCTCGAGAATAGCAGGGCGGGCCGGCGCTGGCGCCGGGGGCGGCGCTTCGGCGTCGTCAGCCACGATGCCGGGGACCTCAGTCGAGACGTCAATAACTGTGGGGCTCGATGACGCGCCGATTGCGAAGTCGAGGGCCTCCATCAGACCACGCATAGAAAACTCCTTCCATGCCACGATTGGCCCAGTGCCGGGGTTCGGGCCGGCCGGGACACCCGGCGCGTTAATGCCGCCTGGGCCGGGGTAGGCCGGCGAACTCGGGGATGGGCTTTGCCCGGCGGCCCCCTGGGCGACGTTATCCTTGGGCAACGTGGCGCCGCTATGGCCCTTCCCGTCGCCGTAGAGGGGGGCGAAGGCCCACGCGCCGTCATCACAGGCGCATCGGCCGTCAGCGTCGACCTGGCCGCAGGGGCACTTCTTCTTTTTGCCAAGGGCCGCGTCGACCGGCTCGAAGTCCATGGGCGGGCCAGCCGACTCCTTCATGTTCTGAAAGATATGGTTGACCAGGGCATAGTCGTCGTCCTTGAGGGCGTCGACGTCCTTCTTGAGCGACTTGGCGGCAGCGGCCTTGGCTCGGCCCCATGCCTTTTCATCAGCAGCTGTTTTCACGAGATTGGCTGGCATCAGCGGCGACCCTTCCATTCGTAAGACGACTCTTCAACGCCGGTTTCGCCAACAACCTCATATGTCTGCGCGTCATCGACATACTTGAGGATGTTCCCTCGATGGTCGGTCGCCTTCCACTTAACGACCCCCTCCTTCGTCGCGGCTCCAAACTCGCCCGTGTCATTCCGCAGCATGATTTGACCATGGCGATCGATGGTAAAGCTCCGGTCATCGAGATTCCCGATGCGCTCTTCGATCATCCTGCGAATGTCACCGACCGATTGCTCCAACTCCGATTGGTCGCTCTTGCTGGCGTTCCGCGCTCTATAGGCGTCGGCGTACCGCTGCCATGACGGCTCATCTATCCATATCTTGATTCCAACCTGGGCCTGCTGCGCGCGTGTGATGACCTCGTGCCGAATCACCGTGTAGGATAAATCCTTGGACGCAGCTCTGACGGCAGCCGAAGACTTTTTCGGACCGCCGATTCTACCGAGAGCGGCGCTGGTCGCTCGCCTTATCTTTCTTGGCATCCGAATTACCCCTGATGTGCCGACTCAGTTTTGACCTCGGCAGCGTCCATGAACATCTTGGCTATCTGTTTGCCGAGCTCGCCTGGGAACACATCCATAGCAGCTCTGGCGCGGCGATGGGCCTTTTCGCGACTCGCCTTACTGCCGCCTCGGGCGATTGCGTTAGCCATGATCTTCGCAAGCTGTAAAGCCTTCGCGTCCGAACCGTTGGCTTTCATCATGATGTCGTCCATGCGCTCATAATCTTTGTCGCCTGGACGCTTGCCCTTGATGTCCTTGTATCCGAGGAAGGTCGTGGCGCCCTCGTCGATCTCGGCATCTTGCAGACTGCTCAATTCCTCAAGCATGCCATCGATCATGCCCTCGATACTCTCGCTCCGTCGACCGGCCGAGGCTCGCATGATCGCCTTTTGAATCTCCCAGTAGCCATCCTCGATATTGTCGAGGGTAGCCGCGACATCGTCGTGACCATTCTGATTTGCCGTCGCCCGCATGTCATCGATGGCCTTGAACATGCGCTTGGCCACGCCATTGTAGCTGGACGAGCGCGCCGGCTTCTCGGCCGGCTCAGCAGGATATTCGTCCTCGTCGACTACCTCGGGGGCATCGTGGTCGACTTCGTCGTCGCCTTCGAACGCCTCGCCGTAGTGGCCCGTCGGCTTGACACCCTCGTCTCGCGCCTTGCCAGCGAGCCACAGCGTCACTTCAGACTTGCGTAATTGCGTGATTTCTTCTCGGGACGAAATCTGCATCACGACAAAATTGGAGGCGTTCCGCTTGCCGCTTGCCGGGATCGCCGCGAAGTCACTGCCTGGAACCATAAGGACGTCGACCCCGTCGATCTTCGTCCATGCGGCGTCCCAAACAGGAGGGTTAGATGCCTCGCTGATCCCAAACAGACGCGCGACCTCCTCGTCCGTCGGCTCTGCGTCAGCATCGTCGCAGCAGCACTCCTCCTGCTCCTTGGGGGCAAGCCCGAGGCTCTGCATGACGACATCTTTCTTGGGATCGACATGCATCGAGTCGGCATCCATGAAGCTCGGCAGACCGGCCTGGACGTTGATCCAATCCCAGTCAGTCACCTCACCATCCGGGTCATGCTTGGTCTCCGTGTCGACGCCGCCTGGAAGGTCTACGCGGAATCCATAGACCTTCAGAGTAGATCCATCATCCATCGTGATCAGCTTGCTATCCATCGGCGAGAGTTGGTCTGGGTCAAGTTTGATCCCCGTCTCCTCCTCGACCTCTCGAAGAGCCGCTTCGACAGGGGTTTCGCCCGGGTCTGCGTGGCCGCCGGGAAGCGTCCATTTTCCATTATCGTTACGCTTGCCCATGCAAAGCCCGCCATTTGAAAAGATGGCGACCTTGCAGACAACGCGGTCGGCTTCCGGCTCATCTCCCTCGATCAGACGACGGCGTCCGCTTTTGAGACCGCTCAGCGATAGGCCGAAGTTGCTTTCAGCGAATAGATTTTTGATCCTGTGCATGACCTCTCCCGTCAGCCTGAATTAATCCGCTCTTTCAAAATATCCTGGACGTATTGGAGAAGGCCGAGCATCGCGAGCGTCTCTTCAGCTCCGCCTGCCGGGGCTATAAAGTGTCCAAAGCCATCTTCGCGCCTATAAACCAGCACCGCTGTGCCCACCTCTCCGGAAGCCGCTTGGTCCGCAAGTCTGAGTAAAAAATCGGCGAGCCTGTGATTCGGTTCCCAACGTGTCCGCTTGCGCGGAGGATGAAGAAGTCGGAGTTTCTGGTCAGCGTCGTTTTCATCGCTCACTGGCCCCTCCTTGTTGCCTACCCGATTACGATCGAGATAGGCATTTGACTATCCGCTATCTCCTCGTTGAGCTTCTCTTCCTCTTCTCGAGCTTCCTCGAGCAGTGCTTGGCCGTCCATTTGAACGGTTCCGCCAGCCGCAGCGTAACTGTCGTACTTGCTGCGGATTCGACCGAGACGTCTCTTCGCTTCGATCACGCAGCGTCGATAAATGAAGTCTTCGTCGCGATCGCGAAGATCCTCGATGCTCCAGGCGTCCCGTGCCTTTTTCCAGATCACCAGCATAAGCCCAGACGGAACGCGGCCCGGTAGGACCAGGACGCGCCGAGCCTCGTCCCATATCCACTCACGGTCGCCGCCAAATAGGCGGTTCGCCATCTCGAGCTTCTGGCGAATCTGGACGTAGTCGCCATGCGACATCAGTGTGTTGGCTACCCTCAGGCCGCCGGTCATCACATCGGCTGGAACGATGTCCTGAAAAAATCCAAGGGTCGCAAGGCATCCAAGCCCTCCCACCCCTCCTCCAGGGAACGCCACATCCAGCGGCGATTCCGCCTCGGCGGGGAGAACGACCTCTCTCGCCGCCGACTGCAAGCCGTACCCGAGCGCCCCCTTGCGGGCCTGAAACCATCGCTTGGCTGCGTCAAAGATCCCTCGCCGCCCAGACCACGCCGACTCATCGAGCTCGACCTTTACGGTCGGTTCGCCGAGCTCGCCAAGGATCGACTCTTTGATATCAGCCTCTTTCACGGCCCCCCCTACCCTCGATCAGCCCGGTTGACCTTCTGATTCTGGATCGTCGCCACTCGCGGCTTCGGGAGCGTCAGCCTCTTGGCTCGCCTCAAAAAGACCCGCTAGCATCTCGTATGATGAGCGGACCTTGAAGAAGACGTCATTCAAGACGGGGATGGCCTGATCGCCAAACCGCGCCGATAGCTCCGAAGTCATCTCCTCGATGGCGCTCACCATGCCTTGGGCGGCCGTGAGGTTCATCAGTAGAAAGCTCACCGGAACATCGACGCCCGCAGCCGACTGCGGTGCCACGTCAGGAACGGGGTCCTCCCCAGGCTCAAGCCCGACCTCTTCGTCATCAGCCTCGGACGGGGTCGCTGCAGCCAGAGCCCTCTTTTCGGCGTCTGAGCCAGGCATAACTTGAGGCGCCTCGGGATCGACCTTGGCATCGGCCGCCGCGACCGTGTCGGATTCTCCCTCTTCGGTCCTGCCATAAATCCTCTCGGATAAGGCGCCAGCTTTCACGAGTTGTCGAATGAGTTCGGACATTCGCTCAATCCTCCATCGCCCTGTGGGCCTTCATTCCATGCGAACGCGCGTTCACGTGGCGGGCCGAATGCCCCAAGGTCTTAAGAATCCCTTGACTCTCATCGTACCCGAATCGTTGATCCCCCGCACGCGGCGGTGAACCCCATCCCCCTCGCGGACCACCGATCGGCCATCGCTCGTGTTCCCTTCGATGGTCTCGAACTTACCGGGGGATAATACGCGCGCGACGATCCCGGCATGTCCCATAGCCGTCGGCTTGCCGTTCTTGAAGTGCTGCCAAATGATCAAATCTCCCGACCGCACATCGAGCGCCTGGATCCTGGCCGGCATGAGCGTTCGATTCCAGCACGTCATGACGTGCTCCGTTTTGAAAAGCCACGTCTCCGGTCCGTCGACCGCCTTGTCGACCGCTTCAATACAATAGAAGACAAACGCCAAGCACCACGGCTCACCAACCGCTCGCCCGTCGACCGCCTTCTGAAAGGCTTCGACTTCTGGACCGCGATTTGACCCCTTTTCGCGGACCCCAACCCAGTGGGACGCCTCCGCGACAAGCGCCTTCATCTTGTCGTCGATCGTGCGCAGCGTCTGCCTCTTAGATTCTAAGTCTTGGGACTTGTTTTGGGACCTACTATAAGGCGCCCATCGAAGCTCGTCACGTGTTGGCTCTTTGGCCTTCTTGCTCCGAGTCATGGGCGCCTCCGTGTGAGGGGATCAGCGCGGTCGACCTACCAGGATCTTGGCGTGCTTCGAGCCGGCGATCTCGCGCTCATACCAGCCATCGTAACCGGGGTAGTGCGGGTCGGCGCCGATCCAGCGGACCCTTTTGCCGAGGACGCGCTCGACCTCGGCGTGGTCGCCGACGAATGGGACTGAATAGCGCGTGATGAGGACATGGGCGAGAGCGCCGGAAACCTCGGAGTAATTCCCGGCCTTGTTGAGAAGCTCGACGGCGCGGTCGAACATCGCCGCCTTCGCGGTCGACGACCCGTCCGTGGCGAAGCCGGTCATCTTGCGACCGCGCGCCGTCGTCTTGCCGAAGATCGTCAGGTCGGGATCCGGATCGGCGTCGACATCGACGATCTTCCAGAAGTCGGAATCACCGGGGATGTCGTCGGCGTTGCGGACGTTGGCGTGACCGCCGATCTTGGCGTAAGACGCCGCAACGAGATCGTAGAGCTCGTCGGTCACGTCGCGGTTTTTGGGATCGCGCAGCGCAGCGAAATCGCCCTGGCCAAGGGTGTGGAACCTCCCTTTGCCAGGGCTCACGTCAGCGTAAACGCCCTCGATCAGACCGAGGGCTGCAGCAGCTGCAAAACGCATCGAGATGATCTCCTCAGTTGTTCCGCGACTTGGCGCCACTCTTGATAAGCTTCGAAAGCTTCACAAGGTACTCCTTACCCATGTCAGACGTGTTGGAGTCCCACAGCCAATCAGTGGCCGAGCTGTCGTAACCGAGCGCCGTCATCTCTTTGACCGCATCGCGCACAACCTGGCCAGCGTTCTCGTTGGCCTTCTGGACGCGGATCACGATATCGAGGGCTTTCATGATCGTGTTTTTGTCGGCGACTTCGGCGGGCGCCGATTTCTTGGGCTTGCCTCTCCCTTTCGGAGAGATTTTCGCGACGTAGCGCGCATAATCGTACCCCTGCGTGTCGACGAGGTAAGCCTCCGCACCTACCGTCACGATGCAAAGGTATCCGGAACTTTCTGCCGCCCTAGCCATCTCGGGATTCTTGTCCATGGGACTTGGCTTGCCGCGAACAACCGGCAGGCCCTTGATGATGCTCACGACGCTGAACGGCATCGAAGCAAGCGGAACCTCATCCCATGAGTCTGGCTTCACTGTAAATTTGACTGCGCCGCGCACAGCGTCGGCATCCACCCTGTCGATGGCCTCAATGACCCCGTAACCAAGAGCTTCAGCTATGATCCTCTTCATTTATCCACCCTCTTTTCGAGATTGTTTACGGCTAAAGTCCGCTGAGCGACCGCGCCAGCGCGGTTATCTCGCGGTCCTCGCCGAGACCAAAGCAACGCTTGATCTCTTCTTCGGTCGGCTCATCAGACGCGGCGTCGACGGGTGCCTGGTCCTGACTGGACCCTGGGAGTTTGCGAATCCATGCTGTCGCCTGCTCGAGGGCGTCGCCTGCGCCGGTCGAATCGCCCGAGGACAGGCGCAACAACGCGCCAGACACCATCTGGAGAACCGTACCCATGTCGGGGTCCTCGGCCTTGGTCGCGTCCATCGAAGCCTTGGCCATATCCTGCGCTGCCTTCTCGACAGCCGCAGACGAATCCTTGCTTTCAGTCACCGCTCTCCGCGACCGCGCCTCGTCGATCCCGGGCACCACAAAATATCGCGTCGTCAGTTTCTTTTCGTTCTTCAATGCCGACGACGTCCTGTAGTAGAAGTCGGAACCCGCGATGAATCCAGGGATAGTCATCGGATACATGCTGTACTTATCCCGGACGACGATCGTGCGAGTAGCTTCCTTGCCTGCGCGAGACGCCTTGTCGAACTCGGCCTTCGGCACTTCCTTGGAGGCGGCGGCGCCCTCAACAATTGCGCCGGTTTTGGGTCGAGATGACTCGTCCATAGAAACCGGCCCGAATTCGACTCTACTATTCTCTGATTGCTGCCGGATATTTGTGTATCCCGCCGGCTTCAGGACCTTGTCTACCAAGGATTTCATCATTTTGATCTTTTTTGACTGATCATATGGGGACACCACGCCATATGCCGTGAAATAGTCTTCGTTCTTCATAGGGGCGCCGAAACTGACGATGAACTTGTCACCGTTATCTAGCGGCATCGTCAGGTCGTATGTGGCGCCCTTTTTCCTTTTGGACTTGAACCCAAATTTCTTGAGCAATGGAAGCATCTTTGACAGCGCACTATCCAGTGCAGCGATGTCGTAAACACCTTCGGATATGACGCGCCCGCGATGATTGATCGACTCGTCCTGCTCTTCATCTTCGTCGGCATCTAGTTCCGACTCGAAATCTCGCGAAGTGTATAGCTCGCCGTTGCTTGGGATCACGCGCGACTTCTTCAGCATCCATTCCAGTCCCTGGATGTCACGCTCATTTCTCATGTGCCCGTCTTCGACCTCGGGGACCTCCCCGGTCTCTTCGTCGCTTCTGATCTCGTAGACAGTTTCGCCATCTTCGTTACGGACATCCGCGTAGAATTCACCGCGCTCGTTCTTGTTAATGTAATAGCCGAAAATTGGCTTTTTGTTTTTCGCCTCAGTAATCGGCTCGGCGCCTTGCAATACGCCTTCCAGTAGCTCGACCTCAGACCGAATGCTGCCGCCGCTGATGTGACGCATTTCACCGCCTCTGTAATTTTTCATAGGTTAGTTCCCCTCTTTGATCTCGGGATGAGCGTCTCGGTAGTTGTCCATGTCGCTATAGGCGTTCGGGTCGGAATCGACATCGGCATGAATATAATCAGCGATCTGCCTCTCTGAAGGATCGCCGTAAACTGTTGTCTTGCTCCATGATTTTTCAGGACGCCGGTAGTATAGCTTCGAGGCAGCCATCTCCGGATCGACCTCAAAATTTTTTCCCTTAACCAAATAATACTGCCACGCGTATTTCATCTTTCGATTCATCGAGCTTGTGGTCGTCACCTTGCCTGGCCTGTCCTTAGTGAACTTCCAGACATCCCCCTTCGCCTCCTGCACGGCATTCTTATGAACCGGATTTTCAGCCTGACTTATGATGTTCGCTAGCAGTTGAACCTCGGCGAGAATGCTTCCGCCGCTGATGTGACGCATGGGATTGACCCTCGTGTGAATCGCGATTTTGTGAAATATGCGAACGCGCATTCGCCCCGGTGGTGATCAGTAGTCGGTCGGCACATCGGCG